CTGGTCATCCAGAATTTATGATGCAACAATGGAATGAATACTTATATGATTTAAGATTTTGGTTGTGGGGGCTTGGATATAAAGAAACATTGCTTGACTATCAACATGAAGTACACTTATATTATGAGTGATATTAACGCATACCTTTATTCAGTTAAACAAGAAGACTGTGCTGCTGATAAATGGGATTACGGCTTATTAAAACAATTTTTTAATAAAAAAAATATCAAGCCAGAAAGAGTAACAACTTTGCCTAACACAGACAGAGCCTTTGTGGTAGTTCCTGGACCACAAAACGTAGACTTTGAAGATCAAATATCTGAAGAGTTAAGAAAAATAGGCAGGGTAGTTTTATTTATTACTGGAGATGAAAGTGCTACATTTAAAATTGATAAAATAAAACATGATAATATTGAGATTTGGATTCAATACCCTCACAGAAAACACTCACAATACAATAAGTTAGCATTAGGTGTTCCACAACATTTATCAAATAATTTACCACATTATCAAGATAAATCTTATGATGTATTTTTTTCGGGACAGATAACTCATCAAAGAAGACAAGAACTTGCAACTGTTATGCCTGACATACCAAACTCTTTTTATAATCCAACTAATGGGTTTGCAGAAGGACTAAAGCCAAAACAATACTACGACAAAATGTTTTTATCAAAGATTGTTCCTTGCCCTAGCGGGGCAATGGTTATTGATTCATTTAGATTCTATGAAGCAATTGAAATGCTTTGTTTACCCATAGGAGATAAATTAGATTCAAAAATGCAACGTACAGATTTTTTTAATTTTTTATTTCAGGATGAGCATTCAATAAAAACTGTTGAAAATTGGCAAAACTTATCTGATTTATTACCTGAATTATTAAATAACTATACATCTGAAATGCATCAAGTAGTTTGCTGGTGGATTAAATATAAAAGAGATTTGTTTAATGAGTTAATGAGGCAAGTAAATGCATAAAAGAGATATAACAATTGTTATGGCTACATCTGTAATTCCAGATCATCCAAGTACAACAATGATAGAACAAACTATTAGTGATATTCGTGTTCATTTTCCAGACAACGAAATTATTATGCAAATAGATGGTCTTAGGGAAGAACAACAAAATCGTAAAAAAGATTACGATGAGTATAAAAATCGCATTTTGTGGAAATGTTTACATGAGGATAAAAATATTTTGCCTTTTATATTTAAAGATCATAGCCATCAAACCAACATGATGCGTCAAACAATTACCGAAGTTAAAACACCTTTACTCCTTTACGTTGAAGGCGATGCTCCCCTAACTCCAGACATGCCGATAGACTGGGATAAGTGTCTGGATATGTTTGAATACAACAAGGCAAACACTATTCGTTTTCATTTTGAATCATTTATACCAAAAGATCACGAACACCTTATGTTTGGTTTAGAAGATGGGTTTATGAAAACCATACAATGGAGTCAGCGACCACATCTAAGTAGAAAAAAATATTATAAAGACATTGTGCTTCCAAGATGTAAAGATAAATTTTTTATAGAAGATACGTTTCATGGAGCAATTCAAGATGATATATCCCCCTATGAAGTATTTAATCAAGAAGGTTGGGATATGCATAAACTTTGGATATATCATCCTGAAGGTAGTATTAAACGTTCTTACCATTTAGATGGTCGTCAGGGTACCCGCAAATTTACGGTAGACGATGAAACTTGGGGGTATAAAGAATGAGACTAGGAATTATAGCAAGATCAGACAACACTGGCCTTGGTAATCAGACTAGAGAGTTAGTTAGTATGCTTAGTCCTGATAAGATTCTTTTAATTGACTCTACCCCGTTTAATAATAATAAACAACATCCAGAATGGTATGACCAATACAGTTGTATTAAGACACATGGTTTTCCGTCCGTTCAACAGATTAAAATGTTTTTAGGAGATGTAGATGTTGTATTAAGTTGTGAAACTTTTTATGATCAAAATTTTATAAGGTTTGCAAATAGACGTGGAGTAAAAACGATTCTTCAGTATAACTATGAATTGTTTGGTCACTTAGCCAACCCAGAACTACCCTTACCAACAGTCCTACTATCTCCTAGTTTATGGCAAATTGAAACAATTCAAAGTATGTTTGGAGATAGAACAAAGGTAATTCACCTTCCACCTCCAACTACTCCTGAGTTATTTGCAACTGCAAAAAATAATAACATCTCTAAATCACACAATAGACTATTACACATTGCTGGAAAGAAAGCAGCCAAAGATAGAAACGGTACTGAAACCGTAATAAATATGCTAAAGCACTCTAAAGCAGATTATGAATTAGTTATTAAAAGTCAAAGTGAAATAGTAACTAATGTAACAGATTCAAGACTAAAGATTGAAATTGGTAACCCAGAAAACAGGGAAGACATGTATAACGGCTTTGATGCTATGGTATTACCAAGACGATATGCAGGACTATGCTTACCAATGAATGAGGCTTTGCTTTCTGGTCTTCCCGTTTTTATGACAAATGTTTCGCCCAATAATCAGATCTTGCCACAAGATTGGTTGGTTGAATCAGATCCGATAGGAACAATTAGAACAAAGGTTAGAATTAATTTGTTTGAGGCAAACAATGTCTTGTTAGCGCAAACAATTGATAAGTATATGTCTATCAATGATAAAACTAACTATAAACAACAGGCTTATGATTTAGGCTTTAATAACTTTGCACCAACAATATTGAAAGATAAATACCTAGAACTTATTGCTCAAATCTAGTTTTTTTATTAAACTTAGTCTTAAGTATTTTATTAAATATATTATTAAATGAACTATCCGCACTGGATAAATAGGTGTGATCATCTATGTTTAAATTATAAGACTTAAGAACTAATGGTCCAGAATTGTAAACCTTAACGTCTTCCATTTGTGTGCCACCGACATCAAACTTATTTCCATATATAGATCTCCATAAAAATTGATCTAAAAGTTCTAGTACTATCTTTAATTTTTCTTTTTCCATAATCATAGGGACGTGGAGTTCATAGTCTAGGGGGTTTTCAAACCCAAGGGCTTTAAGTTTTTTATATGTACCTGAAAGTTTTCTAGTGTACTGAGAGTTACCATTAAGTTTTTGATATAGATTTATTTTATCTAATAGGAAGCCACTATGAAAATTTTCTATCTTATTTATTTTTTTAATAATATAAAAGTCATCATTCATTAAGACAAATGATTGTGATATTTCTTCTGAAAAACAAATTGTTTCTAAATTTTTTACAGCATTTTTATACTTTGATTCTTTTTGTTCTACCTTTATATAGTTTCCTATATACCAGTCAGGCTTACCGCCAACAACCCATATAGTTGCTTCTGGAAAACTTTCAACAACAGATCTAATTGAATACTTTAGTTCTTCATTGCTTCCATCTTTACATATATAAACAAAGTCCATTTTTCCCCATTATAAAAATTAAGAAAGGCGAACTTATTTTAAGTAAATTCGCCCTTCCCAATTAACTAACTACTTCTTTTTAGCAGCAGCCTTTTTCTTTGCTGGAGCCTTCTTAGCGGGTACAATCTTGCTAAGTGCGTCTGAAACAACACCAGTATCTGGCAATACACCAAATGCCTTGTCATTAGGATTGAGCGCTCTCAATGCAACGGGTGCTAAAGCAGCAACTAGTGCAGCCCATAGATCCTTTGGATCTGTTACGCCAGCCATGTAAAGTGCAATTACTGAACCAAGAACAGATCGTCCATATGATGCCAGCATTGCCTTTGTCTTATCGTTTAATAGGTTATTCATTATTCCTCCTAGGATATAACTTTTGTTATTGTTGTAAAACCAATCCATAGACCAACAATTCCTGCGACTCCCGCAAAAACTGGTGGTGCTGGGACTGGTAATTTGAATGCAGCAAATACAACACCACATCCAAAACCTGTAATAATTGATAATATAATTTCTTTCATATTATCTTTTTTCTTGACCAATCTCTGGTAAAAGGGCTAAAAGTTTTTCTGAGTAGTTGTCCAAACCTTTTACCCTTAGTTCATCTGAAACCTCTTTGATGGTTTGCTGTGACTTTTCAATGTACTCAAAAGCCCAATCCCTTGAATCAGAAAGGAACTTTATAAAGTTTTCTTTATGTATTGTGTCATCAGACATACTGATGCCGTTGTTCATTTGAGAGTTTAATTCTTCAAGTGCCCTGGTTTTTATAAAAAGTTCAGCCAACAATAAGTTAGACTTTTTTAATTTATCAAAGGTAGCCCAATAGGATAGTCCAAAGGAAAAAGACAGGGTAGCAAAAAATATTAAAAACATCATTTCCATAATATCTATTGTACTCTATCCCTAATCACGTGAGTTGTCCAATAGTATAAACACTTATCGCAACAAGGTTTGTTATATTCACTCTGAGTATCTTTATAAAACTCTGCATAATAAATATAATCTTTACGATAAAGGTTGGCTCTATGGGTAATATTGACACGATTTACATGAGATGCCTTACTCCAGACTGGCTTATCAGTACCCCACAGATGCCCAGAAACGGCCTTCAGAGCCTCTATGTTGGCCTCATTCTTGTCTGTCTTAATACCTCTAAGGCTAGCCTCTTTAATCATGGCTCTTGTATACGTGAGTAATGATTTTTCAGCATTCTTCCACATCAGTACCGCTGGGTGATTACGCCATGCACCTGAAGGGGATTGACCAGACAAGACCTTAAGTATCTGATAAGACTCTAGTATTTGTTTATTTAAACGCTTATTATCAAGAGTCTCAGCGCATTGATCAAAATCTTTGTATGGTAAAAAGGTTTGCATTAGTCATCTTCTTCAATATCAAATAAATCTAAGTCTGATAATTGACTAAGCCTTGAAGCAAAAAACAAATTAATTGCAACAAGAAAGGATATTGCTAACAGTATTAATATAATTATTTTCTTTTTCATTTTGGAAAACTCACTCCACATCTTGTGCAAAGATCATAGGTTTTCCCAGTAAAAGGACAAGAGCCTGATAAAACAAGTGTATGTTTTTTTATTTTGCATATAAATATTTTTAATATATACACTACTTCTCCATTCTTATAATATCTATAAACTCTTTATGTTTTAAAAGTTTAGGAATTAAAAGATTTTGTTCTTTTAATATATTTTTATAGTTTTCTTTTTTAGCATCATCTAATAAAAGGTGTGCATTCTTTTTAAGAGTATCAATATTAATAATATGATTTCCTATTAAGATATAGTTATATGAATATGAAAAAAATATTTTATTTGTATCAAAATCAAAATTAGAAAATAAAACTTTATCTTGACAAACGTTTAAAACATATTTTACTTCTTCTGGCATTTTATTATTTTTAGAAAAATTTTTCCAAAAGTTATTATTTTCTTTGTTTGTTATGTAATGTAAATATAAAAAGTTAACAATTTCTTTAGTCTCTTTTAAATATATATCGTTAAATCTTTTTTTAACAAAATTATTTTTTGTTATTAAATTTTGTTTGTCTGACATAAATCTAGTTAAAACAATTATTGATTGCATTATTGAAGTTGCTTCTAGTGGTTCTAAGAATCCAGATGATAATCCAACCGCTAAACAGTTTTTATTCCAAATTTCTTCAAAACATCCTGCTTCAAAATTAAAAGAGCCTTTATCTTTCCTAGGATATGTTGGTTCAAAACCTAAAAAATCTTCTATTTCTTTTTTAGCCTCTTCATCACTTAAATAATTTGAATCATAAGCGTATCCACAGCCATACCTATTCTGTAATGGTATTTTCCACATCCAGCCGTAATTCATTGCAATTGCTTCAGTATATGGTGGAATGTCTTTATCTATATTTAAAAAAAACGGAATTGCTTTTTTTACTGGAAGATATTCAGAATAAGATCTCCATTTAGACTTATAAAATTTTCCTATAATTATTCTTTTAAAACCAGAGCAATCAAAAATAAAGTCACACTCTATATCTTCTTTATCTGTTTTTATTTTATTTATATATCCTTCTGAATCTTGAAATATTTCGGTTACAATTCCTTCTTTCCTTAATATTCCTCTAGATTCTCCAACAAGTCTTAAGTATTTTGCTAAAAGTGTTGCATCAAAATGAATAGCAACATGAGAAAAATTATTCATATTAATGGCATCATTATTTTTTACATATGGTACTTGAAAATTGTTAGAAAATTTTTCAACTAATGCATAATCTTTAAAGTTTTGATCATTTAAAGAGGCGCAGTAATGAGAAAAATTTGCATCATTTTCTATAAAATAACTATCTAAATAAAAGTTATAGTCATTAGAGGCTTGACTTTTTGATTCAAATGGGTGAAAATAACTATCTTTTTCATTTGACCAATTTGTAAATTTAATTCCATTTTTTATTGTTGCATTACAATTTTTTATTAAATCTTCTAACGGTATATTTAAGAAATTCATAAAACCAACAAAGTTTGGGGTAGATCCTTCTCCTGCACCAAGAATTCCGTATTCATCACTTTCTACTAAAATAACATTATCATCTTGATATATTTTTTTAGCATACAAAGCAGTTATCCAGCCAGCAGAACCACCACCTACAATGACAATATTTTTCATTTTACTGCCTCTCTGGTTACTAACACAATTGCTCCATTTATTTCTAAAGCCTTTTTTATTTGAACAACATACTTTAGTGCTTCTATTTTTTCATCATGCAACATTTTTAGAAATTTATACTCATCTAATTTTACTGTAAGGAAGTGCTCATTGTCAATAATTTCTATACCAAATCCTTTAGGCGGTGTAATTGAGTGTACAGCCCTACGCATTTCATTCGTATACATCACTTTCTACCCCATTGAATTTTATTCCAACCACGTTCATGTGCGTAGTAAATAAAGACTTTAACTACTGTTTCCCAAAATGCAATTGTTATGGATAGTGAAGCATTCTTTGTTATAACATAAGCAACAGCAACAGAAGAAAGCGTTCCCCAAATGCGATAACTTAGTGATTTAACAAATGATCTAGTCTTCGTTACTTTCATGATCTATATCCTCTTCAAACATGCTTTTAACAAATCTATCTTCTGCATCTGCAATTCCATGTCCAACATTAGATGCCCAGTTCACGACGTTTTTCAGTAGCCGAAATAGCATGAATGTCTGCCCCCAAATCTACTTGTTCAATTTTGTATCCAACGTCACGGCCATAGACAATGTTAGTAATGTTTGGCAAACGCAATACCATTGCATCTTTCATAAACTCATCCTTAGCAATATAACCCTTTACTTCATCAAATGTAAGTGGATCTTTTTCGCTAGTATTATATGTATTGCGTACTCCAAGTAGTACTTGGTTTGTTCTCATTCCAGCCTGTAAGTACAAAGCATGATGTCCCTCGTGCCAAGGTTGATAGCGACCAAGCATAAGTGTTGTTGGTGCAGACCAATCATGCAAACCATGCTTTTCAATTATGTGAGAGGCTTTTTCTTCAGCATTTAATTCATGATTAGAAAAGTATACGTTAGCAGTTTCAGGACGCTCAAACATTTTATTTGTATCTTCAAAACGACTTTGTGTAATCGTATCCATAAATATTAAAATATTTGGCTTACCAAATGCTTCACGAGTTGCTGCTGTTGGGCAAACAAAGTCTACAATAACTGGAGCAACTCCTTGATTAGCAATAAGTCTTGCCATAGCCCCTATACGTCTTGCTTGTTCTATGCGATCTTCAAGGGTAAAGCCAAGATCAGAATTAACTGTAGCACGTACTTCATCTGCATTAAGATGAATAGCATTAATACGTTCTTTAAGGGCTTTTGCTAATTCCGTTTTTCCAGAGCCAGGTAGTCCAATTATTTGTATAATCATCATTACTCCATTGTTAGTGCTTGCCAAGTATTTGACCAGTCTTGCTTAGTTTTATGCTTATTAAATTCTCTTGAAACTTCTCCACCCTCTAAGTATACTCCACCCCAGACGCCCCACTCTTTTCCAGATATGCCGTTTGCAAAGCATACTTTTTTTACTGGACACTGTCTACAAAGTGCGTCAACGCCTTTTCTGGATTCTTCATGATCTTCATATTTATCAAAAAATGAATTGTTTTCCATTCCTAAACACAAGGCTTCGTCTTTCCACAAATGCTGTTTCAAGATTAATCCTTATACTTATTTGGTATATCCCAACCATTACGACCAGGCTTATAAATTCTATGTAAGTACCACTTATCTTTTACTCTAATACCCATAGGAGATGTCTTTGCGACGTCTGATTCTTTTAAATCAATTACATCCCAACCACGCCATAGCAAATTTTTATTTTTATTTATAATTTTTTCCATTGTGTTTAAACTTCTAATAATCATTTTATTCTCCTAATACCTAAAAAGACCGACATCAATATTGTTTGCTTCTGCAACTAGAACCAGTTTTGATTTTGATTCTTTTGGACGACTTAAAAAAGCAAAGTAATTAATTTGATTTATATTTTCACTTAACCATATTGGCGCAGCATTATAAAACTTAATTTTTTTGCCTCTTGCTTTCATTCCTCGTTCTGATAAATTAGAAAACTCTGAAACAAAGTGATTTATTCTTGATGGGCCAGCGGAGTAAATAATAAAATCATTATCTCCATCTTTCATGCCAGATAGGGCAACGCTCATGGCACGAAGGAATACGTTATAGTCGTTAAATTCCTTTGTTCCCTGTACTGCTACTATCATTTGGTCCTACCCCTTGTTTTAAGTCATCAAGTATTGATAACATTTTATCTAATTCTTTTGTTGGCATATTTTCAATATCTAATGGTTTTATTGTTTCTTCATCTACCCTGCCATTTATGGCATTTGCAGTATAAAAAACATTATTTAATATCCAATATGCACTTCCGTCTGCTATTACGACCCTTAACATATTTTTTTGAATATGTCTTTGAGACTGCGTTATAACTTTAGGCTTATCAAACCTTTGTTTTGGAACAACATCTTTAACCATTTCAAAAATAGAACTTTGTCTATATTTATTCTTGTTTAAAAATATCATTCTTCTTTTGTTTGATATTTTAATTATAGACCAATAAGACAGCAATGTCAAGCCTATAATTAATAAATATTTCATACTATTTAGTTTTTTTAACTGGTTCTTGGCTTAAACTTAAAACCATAGAGTTAAGTTTATTAACCTCAAGTTGTAGTTTTAATGACTCTAGTTCTACGTCAGATAGTTTTTGTTTATAAAATCTTACCAGTTGAATTAGTTCATTTTTTTCTAAATTTTCCATTACCCCCTACTTTCTTAGATCAAAGGCAGTTCCCTGCCAAACCTTTTCTAGTTTTTTCTTTTCTCTTTCCACAATTGCACGGCTCCATGAGAACCCTGCATCTCCTCCCCAAGCATCCCACATAATTCTTCCGTTAGAAGGAAATTCTGGACCATCAAAAAACCCCTTGCCTTTTTTATCTACTTCGTGACGAGAAAAAAAAGAAAACATTCTTTTAACAACACTAAGAGACATTGCTCTACCAGCAACTATGTCTGTTGCTCTACCCCAACCAACTGGAGTTCCAGCACCTGTTGCTTTGCCATCTGCTTTCCACTTTAATGCACGACGAGCAGCAGCCTTCATGCCAGAATTAGGAGCGTATGTATCGGCCATGCTCTTTTACCTTATTCTTTTCATATGATTTGCCCCAAAAAAATGATGCAATCATTAATAATCCTATTGCTAATGAATGCAAAAAATAAAATGTACTCACTTTTTACCCCGCTT